TGAAAGGATAATATTTCTACAAAATACGAATGTATTTAATTGTATATCTGCTTATTATATAAATCAGTTCATTTTCTTATACATTCTTGTAAAACTCCATTTATACCCTTATTTGAATTATTTTTGTTACTTGTTTTGATACTTATATCAAAGCTATTTTCTATCTTTGCATCAGGATATAAATAACTGAAGCATAATGGGTAGAAGAAAGCAGTCAAAAGTAGATAAAAGTCCGTTCAAGTTGCGTAGAAGAAAACTCTCGGACGGTCGTGAATCCCTTTTTATAGACCGTACTGTTGACGGCAAGCACGAATACGAGTTCCTTAAACTGTATCTTGTGCCGGAAACATCCGTCAAGGCGAAACGTGAGAACGCGAAGACACTCCGTCAGGCGGAGGAGATTATTCTCGCCAAGACCGAAGACATGGTTGATGACAAGGCGCGGGAGGAAGCGGCCAAAGACAAATCCAAAATGCCGCTGTCCGATTTTATAGACTTGCTGATGGAGGAATACAAGCAACGGGGGCAGCCTTCATATCGGCATTTAAGGGCATCACGTACCAAGTTCGAGAAGTTCTATCCCGGTGCAAGGCTTTGTGACATGGACAAGAAATTCTGTACCGATTATGCCGAGTGGCTGAAATCCGAGCCTCTCACTCCGCAGGGAAAGCCGCTTGCCCAAGCCACAGCCTGTTCCTGTTTCTGGATTCTCGGCATCATCCTGTCTGCGGCATGGCAGAGAGGATATATAAAGAACAATCCCTGGAAGTTGTTGAGTTTCCAAGAAAAGATAGCGAGACCGGAGAGCAAACGTGAGTTTCTGACCCTTGATGAAGTCCGCAAGCTGGAGAATACCCCTTATGTAAAGGAGAATATACGCATGGCATTCCTGTTTGCCTGCTATTGCGGGTTGCGTGTAGGTGACGTTACGAATTTGTGCTGGAAAGACATATCGGTCAACGGCGGACGGCACTTTGTATCGGTAGTAATGCAAAAAAACTCCAAACCCATATCGCTTCCGCTTCCTGCCAAAGCATTGTCGTGGCTTCCTGAGCGCAGAGAACCGGAGTCTTCCGTATTCTCGCTTCCGTCACATAGCGTCCTACGGAAGCATTTACAGAAATGGGCGGAACAGGCCGGACTGGGCAAACATCTTCATTTCCACCTGAGCCGCCATACCTATGGCACGATGCTGATAACCGCAGGGGTTGACCTTTATACCGCAAGCAAGATGATGGGACATGCCGATGTACGTCCCACACAAATCTACGCCAAAATCATAGACAAGAAAAAAGAGGAAGCGGTTTCATTGATAGATAAAGCATTTTAGATATGACAGCAAACAAGAAATCAAGCAAACTGAAAGAGCCTGTAAGAGTGCGCACCAAGAAACTTGCTGACGGCTCTGAATCGTACTACCTTGACATCTATGTCAACGGCAAACGGAGTTATGAGTTTCTGAAAATGTACCACTTGCCGGAAGTAAACGCAAGGGTCAGGGAGCAGAACCGCGCCACCCGTGAAGCAGTCGAGGCCATCAAGTCTCAACGTATCATCGAGATTACAAACTCCAAAGCCGGAATCAAGAGCAAATCAGCGTGGCAGAAACTCACGCTGGCGGACTGGCTGGAAAAATTCTATGCCATTCAGGAGCGCAAAGGAATCAAGCGTGTCGAGAAACTGGGAAGCATCATAAAAATCATCAACCAATATGGCAAAAGCACAAGGATGGGTGACATTGACAAGAAATGGGTACTCGGCTTCATTGACTGGATCCAGCACACTTATACAGGCAGGCATGGTAAACCGCTTGAACAGGGAACTGTCGTGTCTTACATTTCCCAACTCTCCATAGCCCTGAACGCCGCAGTCAGGGCAGAGTGGCTGGACGAGAATCCGTTCATGTTGTTGTCCGCTTCGGAGCGGGTCAAGAAGCCGGAGTCGAAACGCCAGTTCCTTACCATTGAGGAAGTGAAACTTCTTATCGCTACGGAATGCCGCAACAAGACTGTCAAGCAAGCCTACCTGTTCTCATGCTACTGCGGGCTGCGCCTGAGCGACATGGAAACTCTTTGCTGGAAAGATATTATTTGCAATGACGGCAGGTATATGATTGCCACCGTGCAGCAGAAGACATCTACGCCCATTTATACGCCGCTCTCGCAAAATGCCGTCAAGTGGCTGCCTGAACGAAAGCCTGATAATAATGATGAAACACTTGTGTTTGCAGAACTGCCATCACGACCCACAACCAACAAGATACTCAAACAATGGGTGGAAAAGGCGGGCATTGACAAGAAAATCACCTACCACACAAGCCGTCATACCTTCGGAACGATGATGATGACCGTTGGAGCCGACCTTTATACCACCTGCAAGCTGATGGGTCATGCCGATGTGCGCACAACGCAGATTTACGCCAAAATTGTCGACAGCAAGAAGATTGAAGCGGTGGATATGGTGGACAGGATGTTTGAGCGGGAAGAAGCCACAGATTAGAACAAGAGAATCTTGGATTCATCTAAAAATGAGATTGCTGTATTATTGTGTAATATAAATTTTGAGATTTATGCGTTGTGTCTAAACAAATTGAGATTAGTGTTATTTTTAACTGAATATATTTTGAGATTCGTGCAGCGCATATTATCTTTGCCATCAATAAAAGTCAATCTATGATATTCAAAAGGAAAATTTACGATGAACTTCTGCGATGGAAGCGGACAGATGAGGGCAGAACAGCCGTGCTGATACAGGGTGCAAGGCGTGTCGGGAAGTCCACCGTTGCTGAAGAATTTGCGACAAACGAATACGACACCCATATATTGGTGGATTTTGCCGCATGTTCCTCCGAAATCCGCGACTTGTTCAATGATGTATCTGACCTTAACCGTATTTTCATGCGGCTGCAACTGGAGTACGGTATAGAATTGAAAGAACGCAAGTCCGCCATAATCTTCGATGAAGTCCAACTTGCGCCTAAAGCAAGGCAGGCAATCAAATATCTTGTAAAAGACGGAAAATATGATTACATAGAAACAGGTTCGCTGATTTCAATCCGCAAGAACGTCAAGGATATTCTTATTCCAAGCGAGGAAGTCAAAGTCCATATGTTTCCGATGGACTATGAAGAGTTCAAGTGGGCGTTGGGAGATACCGCAACGATAAAGTTGCTCCAAAGTTGTTTCCACAACAGGACTTCTTTGGGTGATGCCACGAACCGTAAGTTGATGCGTGATTTCCGCTTGTATATGCTTATCGGCGGTATGCCGCAGGCTGTGGCCTCCTATCTTGACACCAACAATCTTGAAAAGGTAGACAGTGTGAAACGTTCCATCATAACATTGTATGAAGACGATTTCAATAAAATTGATCCGACCGGCAATGCTTCCAAGATGTTCCATCAGATTCCGGCACAGCTGACAAGCAACGCCAACAGGTATCTGGCATGGAGCGCGACAGATGGCAAACGTAATTCCGAACTGGCTGAAATCATTTCAGAAATCAAGGAATCAATGGTGGTCAACATGGCTTATCATGCCAATGATCCGGGTGCGGGGATGGCATTACATCAAGCTCCGGACAAATACAAGATGTTCGTTGGCGACACTGGCTTGTTCGTCACTCTTGCATTTTGGGATAAGAAGTTCACCGACAACACGATTTATCATAAGCTTCTCAGTGACAAACTGAGCGCGGATTTAGGGTATGTCTATGAGAATGTCATCGCCCAGATGTTGAAAGCCACCGGACATGAGTTGTACTATTACACATTTCCCACAGAAAGCGGAAAGCATAACTACGAAGTGGATTTTCTGATAGCCGAAGTCGACAAGGTAAGTCCCATCGAGGTGAAATCATCCGGCTATAAGGCACATGCTTCCTTGGATGCCTTTTGCAGAAAATTCTCGGCACGGATAAAAAACAAATATCTGGTTTATACGAAAGATATGCGTAAGGAAGAAGACATACTGTATCTTCCGGCATATATGACAATGTTTCTATGATTATG